TGTGAGATGGGGTCTGGCATGGTTTGGTCGGGCGAGGCGAGGATTTTTTAATCTAAAATAGAAAGGGGGAACTTATGAACGATTCAGTTGGCAACGGAAGCAATGGGGATTTAAAGACATTTCCACCTTATAAGAATGCGCTTGAAGAGATCGTGAAAATAACGACTGACGAGGGATACGGAGTATTGTTCACCCATGAGCAGTTGAATGAATGGATGGATATGAAGGAGCCGGAAACGATCGAGGAATACAAGAAATTTGAATTCGAGCGGTTGTCAGCCATTGAGCCTTTGAAAGCAGAGTTATTGGTTGATTACAGCATCTTCTTGAGTAACGAGGTTGGGCAAGGGTATCGAGTTCTGGAGCCTAATGAGCAAGTGACAAGCGGGGTGGATCGATATTTGAAGAAGGCGCAGAGGACAGTTTTGAAGTCCATGCAGGTATTGGTTCATGTAGCAGAAGACATGCTATCTCTTGAAAATCAAAGTTTACGATTACGAAAGATGGAACGGGCAGCTTTTCTTCAGGCGGCGTTTAGGAAGCGAAAAATTCCGTCATTGAAAGGAAAAGTGCAAGAGTTATCAGATGATCCAACTTAGGGTGTGGTGAGGTAGGGTGCGGTCCGGCGGGGCAAGGTCCGGCAGGGCAGGGCAGGGAAATTCGGTGTGGCATGGCATGGTTCGGTTAGGTTGGGTACGGCAAGGTTGGGCAGGGCGAGGTAAATATGTCTAAAGCTGAAGATTATCGCAAAGGTGGAGAGGGATTTATCCAGTGGGTTGAGGAGAATGTTCGGTTGTCTGTATTTCCGGAAGGATCAGATATCCCACAGTGGATGTCGTTTCCTGAGTTCCCGCCGAAGATTCGAGAGATGTGGAAAAGACAGCAAGAGTATTTAATTATCCCAGGTCTTGAGATGAATGATGGGGAATTTAAGTATCGGCTTTTGATTGCTATGTGGCCACGGGGTGAAGGAAAATCGGTTGAGGCTATTCTAATTCAGCTTTGGCGGTTTTTCTGTTTTCCAAAGATGACAATTATTTTGGGCGCTAACAGTTCGGGGCAAGTGCGCTTCCATCATTTTGAGGAAATGGTGCGGGTGATTTCTAATAGTCCAAGATTAGTCACAAAATTGGGGAAACAAAACCTTCAGCAAAGGCAAATTCAAATGAAGGATGGTAAAGGGAATGTTACGTCCTTCATCCGGCCCGTTTCGTCATTTACTGGAATTTATAGTGGATGCACGGGCTACACATTTAATGAATTCCATCAGGCCAAGAATTTCAAGTTCTTCACTGAGATTGACAGTTCCATGCGTGGGATTAAAAATGGATTAGGAGTTATCGATACAACGGTTGCGCCAAAAAGCCATATTCTTTATAGGCTATATCAAACGTGGAAAAATAAAAAAGATCCCTACCTATTTTATTCTTTTCGGCAAACCAAAGGAACTGAGAAAGAGTTTTGGAATCCTGGGATAACGCAAGCATATCTTGATTCCCAAAAAGAACGTCTGCCATTTGGGGAATACGAGCGATTTTATATCAATTCCTGGTCTGCCGGCGCCGAGCGGGTGTTCACTGACGAGATAATTGAGGCGACCAACTTCCTTGGGATTGATCACCAGCTTAATGTTCATCCGGCGCTTATGGAAATCCTCACTGCTAAAAATAAACTTGTTGAGCAGGAGCAGAAGATTATCCGGCAGGGTAAAGATTCGGAGGAGGAATTTGAGGAGCCCACGGTTGCGCCAATATTGTTTGAGCAGCACAAGGATCGATTTGGAGAGTGGGATCAGCGGTTATGGCCAGTGAGCGATATTTACACCCTGTCTGATGCTTTCGGGAATTCTGCAATGGCGTCTGTGGAGGACCTCCAGAAGATCGGAGATATGTACGATACTGACTGGGCGATTATGGCGGGGATGGATAGGGCGGACCCTATGAAGACCCGGACAGCGGCCAGGACAATCGTGACGGCCATAGCGAAGGGATTGGCGGGCTCCCGGTCGAATCCGTATCCGGCTGACAATGCGGACGCCCCGCGGTATTTATATTTTCTTCTTCATCTGGTAGACGTTGAGGATCATTCGATTGAGGTGGTGAAGGATGTCTTGACAGCCATAAAAGATGAGTATAATGGAATTGACGTGTTCGGGACTGAACGCTGGGGAGCGGTGGATACCGTGCAGTGGTGTGAGGACAATGATATCTTGCCCATAATCTATTATCCGGTATACGCTCGGCAGAGGACTATGTTCACGGAATTATATTTGGCGTACAAGAGTGGCAGGTTTAAGACCCCGCCTGTTTTAGTCCGAGGGCAAAAGCAGGATGATATTCTCAAAGAAGAGGCGAGTGTGTTTGACCATAATCCCGAGGCGTCAAAGAGTAAGTTTGGGAGCCCCGAGAAGTCCGAGAAGTACGGAATCCAGGATGATTGCATGTTTTCAGTGGGGTCAGCGGTGTACGCTGGGTTGAATTTAGGCGTGGACAGTTTCCGGGAGCGGAAGGGTGCTAAGAGTTTTGGGATGTTTTTTAAAGCGGGGGGATTGCTGGGGAAATGGTAGAAACTAATTATATACTGGATGGTGTGAAAATCTATGATCCAAGGGATAATTCATGGAAAGTGTCCGACAATCCGGCATTGGTTATGGCTGAGCTGGCCTGTCGAGGACATATACAAACGGGATGGAGACTCGACAAGGCATTAGATAATACATTTTGGGATAAAATTGGGGAGCTTGCTGATTTTTGTGACGGTATTTAAAGACGAACTACGTGATTGTGGCATTGCAAAAAGGAGAATTCAAATGAATGAAAAAGCGGAATTGACGATGGGGCGTCCTCGGGACGCACTTACAAACGAGAAATTAACCGTGTACCTCGATGTGATTAGCCTGTTCACCAGTTTTACGGACCCGAAAATTCAGCGGCAGGTTGCCAAAAGCCCACAGAAGCAAGAGGCCCTGGGGCAACAAATGGCAAAGATCGGAATGCGCTTAGCCTTGATTGGTGCGGACAGTGTTGTTAAGGGATACTGTGAGTTCCGGGAGTTGTCACAACTGGAGGGTGCAAAATCAGAGGACATTGTACGGAGTTTCGGTGATTTAATGTTGAAAATGCGAGCTGACCTGTATGGTACGCAGACTTGTGATGTGAACGATATGCTGGGATCGTTTATCGTGGGGAAGATGTGATTGTGCATTTTTTCCTTGACACTCATAAGTTTTTGTGATAGGTGATAATTATACATAAATTTTTCTTATATAAAATAATGAGATTAAATGGCTGAGATTGAGATTCGTTGCCGAAAATGTAACGCTTTATTGTTCAAAGGAAAGCGGGAATATTTAGTGCGGGGAATTTCTGTCAAATGCAGGAGTTGCAAATGTGTGAATAGATTTTAATAGGCAGTTGAGCGTCCCGAACGCCGAATAGTCCCAGAGCTTTTCAAAAGCCGAATTTAGAGAAAAGACGGAATTTAGTTCAATTCCTCCTTCGTCTTTCTCTGATTCGGCTTTTTTTATGGAGCCCATGCCAAAACCAAAGAAACCAGAACTTACTATAAATGATGTCCCTGATAAGTATCTCGAAGTTGTTGCCCGGGAGCTGTCCATGAGTACCCCGTGGCAATACGATCCGGACGAAGCGGGTTATCGAGATCCTGACACCGGACAATCCTCCGCCTATCCTGACAAGGATGATTCCGCGACAACCAGGAGCGTTCTACAAGAGCAGTGCTTTGTTAAAGCTACCCGAAACCCCCAGGTAGCAACTGCCACCAAAGGTCTTGTAGGGCGTCTCACTGGTTTTGGTTTTGAGACCAGTTCTGAAATTCAGCAAATACAGGATGTTATTGAGGAAATTGAGCTTGATCCTCGAAATCGTCTCTATAATTACTGGCCGAAGTACGTTGGCCGGGGAAAAATTGAAGGGGAGTTGTTTCTTTGTCTCACCTGTCATACCACGGGTTTCATAGAAGTTGATTTTATTGACCCATCCGCCATTGAATCCAGTCAAGAAGAATCCGGTATTATATTCCATCCCACTAAAACCACAACTCCCCTTATTTACTGCATAAAAGACGATGAGAACGGCGTAGATGAGCAAATCCCGTCCATTTTTATCGCTCGATACCCCGAATGGCTTGAGTATGCAAAGCAAAGTCAGGCGTATTCGTCGACCGCGCTGAAAAATAGTAAGTCCGGAAAGAAAGTTTTCAAGAAAATGGGCGGGTTCAACCGTTTCATCGTGGCATGGGATCAGGGATATATCACAAGACGAAACATTGGCCACATCCGGACGGTTCTTGAGTGGGTACAGTATTACGAGGACATTAAAAAGTATGAACTGGACCACAAGAAATCCGCGGGAGCCTATGTGTGGATTGTGAACTTCACGGACGTGAAATCGTGGATCCAGTGGTTGAAAATGTCAGATGCAGATCGGCAAAAGACAGGCATTGCAGCCAAAAAGACCCCGGGCGGAACGATGGTGCTGGGGCCAAACATGGAAATGAAGGCGTCAAACCCGAATCTACCGAATATCTCCGATTCAGATTCAGATATTATGGCCATGGTTACGTCAGGCTTAAATGAAGAATCAGGTGTAACTACAGGGCAGTCAACCGGGACGTTTGCGTCTGTTAAGGAATCCCGGGGACCTATGAGTGACCGGACTTCTGATGAGATTGCCTATTTCGAGCGGTTCCTCCGGTATGATTTCTGGGGGAGCATTTTTTTCTTACGGTCACAAGTGACTGCATTTCCGGAATTCTTCAATGTCGAAGAGGCTGTGGCGTTTAAACCCGGGAAAAGTGACGGCGAATCCGAGCCGATTTTCAAAAAAGTCAAGAAACATCCCGAGGCTATTATCGACATCAATTTCCCGACTTCTGAAATCAACGATATGGAATCCAGGGCGCGGAGCCTTTTTGGTGTAAAGCACAGTGATCTGAGCGATACAGCGGGGATCCCGAAATCCGAATTGGTTAAAAAATTGGGTTATGCAAATTATCCAAAAATGAGACTTCAGTATGAGACTGAAAAAAGAAAATATCCGGAATTACCAATGACAGTAGATGCGGAGAGCATCCAGGAGAGTCAGCAGGCGGAACCGGCAAGAAAGAAGGTGAAAGACGATGGCAAAGGGAGTTCCAAAGAAAAACGGTAGTGGTGGTGGAACCAGGAATAACCGTGGGCGCGGGGGTTGTAAACCGACCCGGAAAACAGGAAAAGGCAGGAAGTAATGAAAAAAAAGGAGAAACAATCAATGGAAACTACAGTTACGAAAATGCCGAAAGCGGCTCTTCATTTTATGGATCACGAAGGGTTTGCTCAAGTGAAAGATCAAGACGGCGAGGATGATTTCCAGATGGTTGCGTATAGCGGGGGGATTATTGAAGACCACTGGTATTGGGGAAATTTGTCAATTGATTTGGCGGGGATGTCTTTCCCGAAAAAACAGTATCCTATCCTTGAAAACCATGAAACGTCTAAAAAGATTGCATTTGCTAAAAAGCCGGATACCAGTATGGGGGCAATTAAATTCAATGGTGCTCAATTTGTTGATACTCCGGAAAGTAAGGAATTCAGGAAGCTATCAAAATCCGGATTTCCGTTTGAGGCCAGTATTTATGCTTCCCCTACTTCTGTGGAAAGACTTAATAAGGGTGAAAAAGCGGAAGTGAACGGGATAGTCCTGAAGGGACCAGGGACTGTTTGGCGCAAATCTACATTCAAAGAGGCTTCGGTTTGTGTATTCGGGTATGACACCAACACAAAATCAGCGGCTTTTGCAAGTGATGAGATAGAGATAAGTCTTAAAACCATAAGCAACGCTCGGAGCGACCAAGCCGATAAACAATTTAACGAGGAGGTGAAGGAAATGAACTTTGAGCAGTTAAGCAAGGAACACCCTGAGCTTTTGGCCGAAATCGTGACTAAAACCACTGATGATGTGACCAAAGAGCTTTCTGATAAGTTCGATAAGGAAAAAACGGACCTTGAGGACAAGCTGGCCCAGGAGCGAGATGGTCGTAGCGATGAGCGTAAGGAATCAAAGAAAGAGATTGCCGCGCTTCAGAAGTCTGATGCCATCCGCACGGAAAAGGAGCTGAAGTCTGATGCCAAAGAGATCTGGAATGAGAAATTGAGCGAGAGCACAATTCCGGATCGACTGAATGACAAGGTGAGGAATCAAGTCAGTCATGAAGATTTCATCAAAGATGACCAGCTTGATGCCGAGGCTTTCGGGAAGGCGGTCGATGCCGAGATCGAAGATTGGGAATCCAGGGGCATAACTTCAGAAACGTCTGGTTTTGGTGTTTCGGTCAAGGAGGTTGAGGGCGAGAGCGCCAAACTGAAGAAAGAAGACCAGGCCGATGAAGATTTGGCGGATGAGATATTCGTCATGTCCGGTGGAAAAAAGGAGGTGAAGTAATATGCCACAAGGAGATACACCATATATTTTGAGAGGTTCACAGTCCGATATGAAACGGCTGTTTTACAGTGACCCCAACAATGCTTTATCGAGGGCGATAACCATTCCTGCCGGCTACGGAATTATAGAAGCTGGTGCAGTTATGGGGATCATCACGGAGAGCACAAGTCGAGTGGATCAGTATGTGCCGTACACTGGCATTGATACTGTTGGGAACGTAGCGGCTGGAATTGCCGATCTGTTTGGGGCTGCATTCTTAGTGTCCGACCCGAGTACCGGAACGACCGGATACACTACGTTGAATGACAGCTACAAGTTTCTCGTGGGTGATCATCTGGTTTGCGGGGACAGCGATCGTGCTGGGACCGAAACGGACCTTGGCGCGATTACGGCCATTGACAGAACAACTTATACCCACATGGGGGTAATCACGGTAACGAATGCTTTTGAATCGCAAACCATAGCCAAAGGCGCTGTGATCACCATCCAGAGCTTTGCCACAACTCCATTTGTGAAAGGCGTTGGGATTTTGGTTGGAACCGTAGATGCTGGGACGGGCGAGGACGCCAAGGGAGCGCAGGGTGTTATGGTCATCAAAAACGCCATGCTTTATAAGGATTCGCTGTATAACTATAACGCCGATGTTCTGACGGACCTTTCGGGTTCTGTTGAGAACGGGCGATACCTGGTTATGTAAGAAAGGAAAGGAGGTGAACAAATATGCCTATTAGTATTAGTGATATACCTGCCTTGAAGTTAACGGTACTAAATAAGCTCGTTACCAAATTCATGGAACCACCGAATTTGATTCTGAGGAAGATGTTTAGTGCGGTAAATTACGAGTCAGCGGACATTGAATGGGAATCTCAGATCGGCAGCAGGGGTTTAACCCCGTTTGCGGCTGAGGATGCAGCGGCTCCGGATGCTGTTGTGCCGGGCAGTTCAACAAGCTCTGCTCACGCGGCATTTTGGAAAGAAAGAACCTTTTTTGGGAGTTCTTTTTTGAACAACATTCGTCAGCTCGGGACCGACCGTAAGTATCAGAAGTCGGCCCGGACTCTCTCTCAACAGGTACGTAATCTGAGTAATAGATCGTATCGCAGGGAGGAATGGATGCTTGCCCAGATGCTCTGTAATGATGGTTTCACATATAAGGATTATAATGATGCCTACATTACCTTGGATTACGGCATTCCCGATGACAACAAGGTTTCCCTGGGAGTTGATTACAAGTGGAGTGATGGGACCAAACGAGACATTGCTCAGGACATTTTTGCTGCAAAGCTGGTGATCAGCAATGCCAATGCGGGGATCTTGAACCATGCTATCTTCACTACGGAAGTTTTGAAGTACATGATTTTCGACGATACCATCCAGACCCTTCTGTCAAAGTCGTCTTATGGCGATGGGGATCTTTTCCAGAACCCGTTAAGCGTGATTGGCAGTTTGGTTGGAATCCAGAATATGCACCTGTATGACGAGGCGTATCAGATCCGGGCATGGATAACCACTGCCCTGACCGCTGGTGCATCCCCGACAGTGTATGTTGATAACACCACCGATTTTGAGGTGGGTGGAACTTTAACTTGTCTGGATACTTCGGCAAACACAAAAGAAGATTTAACCATTGCGTCCATAGATACAAATGCAGGGACCATTACCTGTACCGGGACGCTTGCCTCGGCTTATAAGGCTACTGAGGATTATGTTTATATGACAAAGAAGTTTATCCCTACGGATAAGTTTGTCATGTGGGCCGATAGTGTGGATGGCGAGCCGATTGCTGAAATGATGAAGTCTCCCCATGAACTTTCCAGAAAATGGGGTCAGCAGATTGATCGTTGGGTGAAAACCGATCCTGATGGAATCTTCGTGCGAGTTGAAGATAAGGGTTTACCCGTTCTGTATCACGAGGATGCAGTTTACCAGTTAGACGTAGCATAAGGGGGTGACGGTATGAAACAGAAAATGGGACCATACTCTTCCCCGGGTGCTCAAAGACAGTGGGCAGCAAATGAAGTGTCACCCATGATGGCCTTACATTCTGGTGAAATTACTGGCAATATTACTGATGCTCCTTTGGGGGCGGCAAATGTTGGTGGTAAGCTCCAGGATGTTTGGCTGTCTTGCGAGGAAAGTGGCAAGGATGATAGCAATACCTTGTCCTTAACTGTTGATGTGAAAATCAACGGGACAACTTGCCTGACCACTGCTCCCATTATTGCTCACGTGAGTGGGGAGGCGTCAAGCAACAAAACAACTAAGGTGAGTGGTGACACTGGTATTACGCAGGCTGTAATGAGCGCGTCTGCTAATGATGTGTCTCCTGGAGATATGATAACCTATGACATGACCTTAACCAGAACAACCAGTCCCACAACCGAGATGCGGAATTTGGCCGTGGTTGTAGCATTTGAACCTACTTAACGGAGGGCAATCGACATGAAAGTCGAAGTCTTGAAACATATTAAAGGTGAAGAACTTTGGAAGAAGGGAATGGTGTTTGATGACACCATATCCCCGATTCCAAGGGATGTAATGGCTGAAGTGGCCCAGGGAGCCAGGACAGTAAGGGTACTCCCTGAGCCCAAGCCTGAAGTGACGGAAACGATTCACGAAACAACTATCAATGTACCCGAGGAAGAAGAAACCCCGGAGGCCGCAACCGAGAAAACCGTTGAGGCAGAACCCGATAACGCGAGCTTTTTAACCAAAGAGAAACCTACCAAGCACCTTCCAGAGCTGGAGGGTCTAATCCATGCAAAGGGCACAATAGCCGCTGTCTCAAATTTACTTAACGTAAGTTACCAGACAATAACGAGATGGCGAAAGGGTGCCACACCAAAACCTGAAATACTTACGAAAATTAAGAAAGAATACGAGAAACTGAGGCCGAAACATGACCAGCACAGAAATGGCAGCGTTGCTTCAACAGGAATTGAAGGGGCTTTCGAGTAGCATTGAAGATGATGACTATACCAATGCGATATTAGCCGCCGAGCGTGATACCGGATGGTCATTGCCACAAACTGCTGATTTTAAGCTCACTTGGTTAATCTCACGAAGCAAAAGGCATTTATTCTTTTACCTGCTCTCGCAGTCAGCGGAAGATTTCAGGTTTAAGAATATATTCCTTAATCATCAGTTTGACCATTACTCGAAATTAGTTGACCGGATGGATAAAGATTTTAATGTGGCGATAGAGGACAACGCCCTGGAATTTGCCGGTGTTGCAGCGACAGAAATTGCTGGGACAAAGATTGATTCTGGATTTGGATATCAGGGGCAAACAAGCCGAGATTACACATATGATGAAGATAATGAAGTTATCATAACACCATAATGCAAACATGGCGATTGGCGAAAGTATAAAAAAGGCACTGGCCAAAGTCGGCAGTGCGTACACTATCATACGAGATGCCGGAAACATATCCGGTGAGTATGCTATTTATGATTATGTCCAGCAAGCTACGAAACCAATAAGTTTGGAGCATTTCAGGAAGGCGGACCTGTCTTACGATACTGATGTTGTAGTTGGGGATGTAATCGATTTTGAGGAAACCAGCGAGCGATTTCTTATCATGAATATGCTCCCTGATTTGTTCAAGAACGATACGATTGTTTACGGTGGTATCTTTTACAAATGCAACATATCCAGCGGAGAATTACTCAGACCCAGCGGTGAAGTGTGGGGGTCTGATTATCACAAGGAAACTCAGTGGGAAGGAATAAAAGATAATTGCGATGCCATGCAGGTGGCGGCGCTCTATGGGAATTCATTGGAGGACGATGAGGAGCTTGCATTGCTTCAACTCCGCAAGGATGAATTGTATATAGCTCATTCGATAGGCGTTCAGTCAATGGATAGGTTCCAACCTGTAAGCGGGGAATATTATCAAGTGTCTACAGTAGAGACTCGTAGGTTCCCGGGAGTGGATGTCGCAATTTTAGAAGAGGATCATCGATAATCACCGGAGGGTGAAGGATGAAAAAAGTTCTTTTTGTGGGTGAACACATGCTGAGTAAAGTCGGCAATGGCAATATGCTTGCCGCCGTTCTTTCTCAAGTGAATAAAGAAAAATATCAGGTAGCCTGTTTCTGTTCTCATGATGTGGATCCGATAAAAACAGTATTTGACCCAATGCCGTTCACGGTCATTAACGCCACAACTCCGAAGGATTTTTGGGGTAATGAACGATTAGTTAGCATTGTCCAAAGAGTTGATCTTGATATTCTCTGTTTTGTTGGAATTGATATTTGGCGATATCAACTGATTTGGAATCGTATAATACAACTCAGGGATCACAAGAAATTTAAGATCATATTTATTTTCCCTTACGATGTTCAACATTTAAGACTCGATTGGGCGAAGTTGGCGGCGACCTGTGATTTGCCATGCGTATACTCACAATATGGCATTAAGATGCTTAAAGAAAGAGTGCCACACCTTGCCTACTTCAAGCCACCACTTTTCAACAAACATTTATTCAAACCGCAGGATAAGGCTTTAGTGAGAAAAAAGGTTTTCTCAGGTGTAGCCGCTGACAAGATAATATTTGGGTTTGTCGGGCAAAACCAAGTTAGAAAGTCTCCTGAACGGTTACTGAAAGCATATTTTGAGGCCAAGCGTGAGAATCCTAATATTTTACTGTATCTTCATACGGATTTAGAAGGTGGGGTTTACAACCTAAAACAGATTGCGAAAGATTATGGCGCGATTTCGGGCGATTTAATTCAGAAAACCCAAGGATTCAAATATCCCGTCGAACAAATGGTGCATGTTTACAACGCTATGGATTGCCTCGTAAACTGCACGATTCAGGAAGGGTTGTCATGGACGCCTCTTGAAGCAATGGCCTGTGGGACCCCGGTAATTGCCTCAGATACCACATCTCAGACAGAGTTAGTTATAGGTGCAGCGGAGATGGTGCCGTGCAATGATCTGGCTTTTGTTCCGCTAATGACCGAAGGCGGAAAATCCGAGGTGGAATCAAGGGCGTGTAAAGTGAGAGACATTAAAGACACCATTTTAAGGGTAGCTGCTGATCCGGACTTACGTAAGCAGATGAGCGAGAAAGGGATTGAAAGAGCAAGGAATTGGTTGGAAGGGGTAGGAAACGTCAACGACCTATTTGATTCAGTCGATAAAATCAAACCAGCGGCTAAAATCAATAAGGTGTTATTCGCTCAACACTCGTCTGCGGGTGATGTGCTGATGGCGACCCAGTGCTTCAAGGGGATTAAAGAGCGACATCCGAAACTGCCTTTGGTGTATATGACGCAGAGGATTTATCAAGATATCATCGAAGGCAATCCGTACATTGACGAAATCATTGATTGGGATACGCAGTCATTAGGGCAGTATCAAGTTGTCTACAATCCTCATGGCGAGCACATTCTTGAGGGTGGATTTAATAATCTGGATGTGACCCTTCACAGCATGTACCCGTACTTCTGCAAGGTGGATGCGGATGATTTGGCGATTGAGCAGGTGAAACCTAAAGTGCATCCTGCCCAATTGTTATCTCTTTCAATGGGAAAAACAGTGGAAGACTACATCATTGTCCACACAACCGGTGGGAATGCGAAATATCGATCATACCCTCACATGGATGTAGCCTTGAAAGGGATTGGCCTCCCGGTGATTCAGATCGGTGGCTTGAGCGATATCAGGTGTAAGTCCGATCTTGACCTTTGCGGGAAATTGACCTGGCGGGAGAGTGCGTGGGTAATGGCCCATGCGAAGGTCGCGGTTGTGATTGATAGTTTCTTGTCTCACCTGGCCGGTGCGGTAGGTACGGATGCCGTTGTCATTTACGGACCTGCCCCGCCGCGCGTGGTTCAACCTAAAGCTCAAGGCTGTAAAATCATTAACCTGAAACCGGATATGTTGAAGGTTTGCTCGAAGATGACCCATTGTTGGGGGGAGAATCCTCAGTGTAATTCGCCGTGTATCCACACAATATCGCCCATGATTGTAAAGAAGGTGTTGAAGGAATTGTTGAAATGAAAGATGTAAGAGATGGTCAAAGGAGAAAGAGGTGTTAGATGGAAAAAGCACAAATTGATATTGAGTGTGATGGAGAAGATTCGAATTTTACTGTGAACGGAGAAGTTATGTTCCCCCGTAATTTCCCCATTGAAGAAAACAGGGCGATGCTAATTGGGGAAATTATGTGTATGAGAAACCGTGACCTTTTAACTTTATCTCTAGAGCGGCTTATGGCCGAAAAACTGAACTACTAAAGGCTAAAAAAGAGGACTCTATGAATATAGACCGAATGATTTTACCTATTGACGACAAGGATCTCCAAAATCAGGTTAAAGTTCAATTGATTGAGGCGATTATGTCTGGTGATATTACGGAGTGTGGCGTGAAGAATATAATTGCTGATGCCTGGGATGAAAACGAAAATAGAACGGGTAAGGCATTTACAGGGGAACAAGTTTTGAGAATTTATATAGTGCAAAAGGAAAAAGAATGATAATCGGAATGAAGGGCTTAAATGAATCCCGCTATGTCAAACCCGTAATCGGTGACATCCACGACGAGCCATGGGTTGACCGGATTATCGTGATCGATGGCCGCAGTTCTGATGATACGGTTCATGAGCTTCGTCAATTCGATAAGGTCGAGGTTTATTCTCACAAGTGGGAAAAATGGTTTCACGCTCAGGAAATCATACAATCCAACATTTTGCTTCAGTATATTCCACTGGGCTCAATCTTCTTTATCTTGGACTTTGATGAACGGTGTTCTGACGACCTGAAAATGCTTCTGGCAGACATTGATGATAATGGTATGCCTGATGACATGGATTGTGTTCACGTATCCCGGAAGTCATACGAATTAATGCGATTTGATGATTCGCCGTTTGCGATTCCGGATATGGCACGCCCCGGGTTTTGGATTACGTCTCATACCATTGGCCAGTACCCGGATTACCAGTTGCGGATTATCCGGCGGAAGCTGGGAATGCACTGGATTAATTCCCCGCACCATATCATGTATGGAATGCAGGAGAATTTATTTACCAACAAAAACATTCAGGCGGATTTAATTCATTACCATGGCAAAGAGGATGCCCGAGATCGGCACAATATTGAACGACAATGGCTGAGGAACCAGGCGCGGCGTAAAGAGCTTGGGCTGGAAGCGGATATATTCGAGGGAGATCCGAGTCCTGAAATGGCGAAGTATGCAGACCCGGAGTATTGGAAATGAATTTTGCAATTATAGGGCTGGGGTATGTGGCCCCTAAACATTTAAAGGCCATAAAAGACGTGGGCGGGGAGTTGATCGCTACCTTAGATCCGTATGATTCCGTGGGTGTATTAGATTCATTCTTTCCGGGGTGTCAGTATTTCAAAGAGTTTGAGAGCTTCGATCGATTCTGTTCAACCGCAATCCATTTTATGGAGCAATCCAAAGGATGTGACCATAGTTATAATTGATAATCAAAGCACGGATGGCACACAGGATATGCTGGCAGAATATCAAGCAGAGAATGATATTATAAAGCAAATTATTTATAACCCTGAAAACAAACATGCGGGGTATGCCTCAAATCAAAGTTTAGAGATTTTATCCGAGTGCTGTGATGTGGTTGGAAGCATAGCGAACGATGTTTTCGCAGAACCTGGGTGGGATAAGAACATGAGAGCCTGTTTTGAAGAATTAAAAACTGGTTATATGATAAGTCTTGTCAGGCCAGCCAAGGAAAAACATAAGGAAATAACGCCTTCAGGGAAAGGGCACTACATTAAAACGCAAGAAATGGCTGCTTGTACTTTTTTACGATCTGAGCATTTCTTAAAGGGGTTTAAGTGGTCCATAGTGCCATGGGGAAAGGGGCGGATCGGTCCCATGCCTGAATTTCACCAAAGACTGAAGCGTGGTTTTAAAGGACAAGATTCACTGAGGGGAGCGACACTGGCAACACCTGGGTTTATAGTGAGACGTTGTGAGTATACAAACCCTGAATTTATCGAGTATTACAATAAAACTTTTAGTGAAAGAACCATGTTGACGGAACTTGCCAGAAGAAGAAAATTGGAGGCGGAAGGGAATGCCTCGTTGATATCTTTTGAATATCGGTATAGTCTTAATTGGGAAGAATTTTTAAAGAAATATTATCCGGAGAAGTAATCTTGAGTGATCTAAAAGAGCTTGCATCAAAAATAGGGGTAGAAAAGATCGGGGGATCTTCTTTGGATCAGGGTAAGTTATACCACGATATCCCTTTTATGTCCTTGCCGAGCCACAGGAAGAATACCAGGTTGAGGGTAGATAGAATCCTGATGGAGATTGACGTAAAGGGCAAGAAAGGTCTCGACTTGGGTTGTTCGGCCGGTGGGATAACCTTTCGCCTGCAAGCTGCCGGGGCAAGTATGACTGGGATTGATTACGATAAGGCCATGATAAACCTTGCGACGGCAATAGGGAACAAATTTAAAACCAGTGCCAAATTCGTTCATTCGATTATCAATAAGGAGTTGATATCCGGATTAGAACAATATGGCTTCATTGTTTGGTTCGATCAGTGGATGTGGTTGTTAAAGCAGGCGGGAGAAGATGCGTATGAATGTATCTCGATTGTGTCACAAAAGACAAATTGCCTGTTCTTCTCAACCACACAGGGCGATGCTATGGCAAAGAGCGCCAATATATCGTCAAGTCAAGATGTGTTCAATATTCTAAAAGACAATACCGATTATCAAATTGATGATCTCGGGACAGTAAAGGACGGCTGGTATCCACGAAATATTTTCAGGTGTTATAGATGAGAGGGAATACCGCAAGGATTGAACTATTAGAGGGGAACATATTGAAAACTATTGACCTTAATTCCTCTACAACCAAGCTGATAAACTCGTTCTTGAGGCCACACTACCCAGGTGATATTGAGCCGATTGTGGCACATGAAGTCAAGGCATTAGAGATATTGGCTAAATATGATATATCGCCTATTGTCAAGAAATACGGCAAGGATTTCATTGTGATGTCCTATGTGGGGGAAGAAGCGAAAAGTGTTTCGGCCGAACAGGTTAACCATATTGTAAGTACTTTAACTAAGGCCGATATCGTTCACAATGATCTGGTGTTTAACGAGGAGCTTAGAAATATTACGATTCTTAATGGCAGGGTTTACCTGATCGATTTTCAATTAGCATCCATGTCTGGCATACCGTCTGTTAAAGATATCCGGAAAGCATTCTGGCGACCAAATTATGAGAGTGACGAAAAACAATTAAGGGAAATGATATGACAGAAAGACTGTTTATTGAAACTGTAATCCCATACGAGCCATGCAAGAAAGTAGGCTTTGCGTATAACCGGGCCATGGAACACGCAAATGATTGGGTTCTGATAATGGATCATGATTTGTTTTTATGTAACCCAAACTGGTACGAGGCGTTTTTGGCGGCAGCAACAAGACTTGGCCACCAAGCAGGTTGGATAACTGCCGTCACTAACCGCTGCGCGTCCGGATCTCAAAAGTCTCTCGGGTGTCCGGAAGGAAGTGATGATTTAATCGACCATATTAGATGGGCGGAGAAGGTTTGGAAAGAGCATGGGACAGCTACCGTAGAAGGTGGTGGTTGTGACAATGGTCATATGATCCTGACACACAAGGGGGCATGGGAAGATGCAGGCGGGTTTAACCAAGCAAAGGGAATGCACTGTGACGGTGATTATTTCAAAAGAATCATCAAGGCTGGGTACAAGGCGTATTACATGCCTGGAAACTATGTTTACCACCTTCAAGACCGGAAATATCAGGTTTGGAAATGGCACAAATGGAAGGACTATGGCCATGAATGGAGGGTGTTATGAGTGTTGTCTATGTGTGTAAAATGTGCGGCCGTTCGATGCGGGCTGAAGAAAAACCAGCGTGTTGTTATTTTGATCACATGGACGCAATTGAAAACATCAGTGACGAGGATGCGGTCAAGATGGGGCTTAATATCCCAGAGGGCGAAATCTTTGAGTTCCCTGGGGATGTGAGGTGGGACCCGGTGACGGGAGAACCTGCCATGGTTACGCTCAAGAAGATTGAAACTGGATCAGGGTGGCCGAAACTTGTAGTGGAAGGTCGAACGCTTAGGCAGTTCCAGGACGCGATTATGGTGGAGGTGCGGGCGTGATTAGCATCGCTATAAATCTCGACACGCGCCCCGGATTCATGGAGCAGTCCACAAAACAGGGGACCATGCTCAACGGGACCCGTTCACTTGACTTCTTTACCGAGGGTATAATCAACAAGGTCAAATTCTTCGAAGGCCATGAGATCGAAACGACTGTGTTTATTGATGTCCATGATCCGCTCCCAAAGGAAACGCAGGATTGGCTACTAAACCAACAGGCAAATGGGATTATAGACAATCTGGTGTTCAACCGGCATACGGAGAAGTATTTGGGAGCGTTTGAACCGAAATGGAATGATATTAACTTTTTGAATGCCATAGTATTGACAAGGGGTGACTACCTCGTTCATTTTGATGGAGATATGAATGCCTTCATTAATGACAAAAATGTAATTAAGGAATGGCTTCAGTGGCTTGATGAGGAGCGGTTTGATTATATCAGTTATCCAAGTCAATATTCCCCGATGCCTGCAACGGATGGACGGTATAAATCGTATTGGTGGGCCTCGACAAGATTTTTTCTCTGCAAGCGAAAGATTATCGACTATACGGAAATTGTCAAATGCCTGCGGAGTTCAGAATATCTTTACGGAAAATACGGGACCGAAGGCGAACCAAAAAACCCATGGCTTGAACATATCTTAGGGCTTATGACCAGTGGGCAGAACCGGGTGTTTTATCCACCGATACAATCTCAGCGATATTTAATCTTCGCATGGTCCAGTTACCTCTCAGGGGTATTGAAACAACTCAACGAATGGCCTTATAAGAAGGTCATCGAATATATCAATCATATCAGCTACCCATGTGATTGCGCGGCAAAGGAGTTGAAATGAAAATTATCCTAACAGGGAATTCTTTTCCATTTGGCGAGGGTCACGCATACGGGGGTGAACGTATTTTAGGCTATCTTACTCAAGAGTTGATTAAGCTCGGCCACGAAGTCTATCTTTTTGCCCGGGAAGGCACAAACGTTTCTGAAGCCACGGATTATATCCCAATAGGTCCGCTTTGTGATGATAGAGATGTCCATTACGAAGCGGTAAAAGAATACGTTGCCAAGACTGGCATAGAACCTGACATTTATTTCTGCGGATATTTCGGAAAGGGAGACCAGGGAGCATTAGAGCGATGGCCCTACGTGGAACTTATTTGGTGCAGATGGTCTCACGCAAAATTTGAATTTCCGAAGGTCAAGCCGTTCAATGTTGTGTCATATTCCAATTTATTACAACAGGATATGATTGACAGTGGTGTTCCCACCACCATGATTCATTACGGTCTCCCGAAGGATTTATACAAATTCCAACCTGACAAGGAAGATTACGCTGTCTGGATTGCAAAGGCTGAAGGTGGTAAGGCTCCCAGGCTTGGGGCTGAATTGGCAAGAGCGGCAGGCCTGAAATTGGTATTTATGTGTCCTCCTTACAATACTGGGGTAATGTGGGATCAGGTGCTTCCCTATGTGGACAACAAGAATATCTTTTGGGTCCGTGGTGTAGATGATCAAATGAAATATGAGATCATGAGCAAGGCAAAGGTTTTTTTATACACGAACTCAAACGAATGGCGCGAACACGCAGGGATTGTTTTACTTGAAAGCCTTGCCATGGGAACCCCTGTAGTGGGGATGAACCGCATCAATCAAGATTGCGCTATTGTAACCGACAAAATCATCGAGCACGGCAAGCACGGATTTATCCTGAATTATTACGATTCGAATAACTTGTCTGAAATTCTCAGCGTGGGTGTCCCGCTTATTAATCGAATTCACGAGATCGATCCGATTGACTGCCGGGAGCAGTTTGAAAAGCGATTTACCGCTGATTTAATGGCCAGGCGGTACGAATGGTTATTTGAGAGAGTGGCCTCGGGCGAACGATTTGGGACGGTGGAGGTGCCGTTTTGATTTATGATGCTCAAATAGAAACCCAGCCAATGGGCCTGACCCACAAATTGCCATTGAATTTTATCGAAAAGAATTGGAGGACGGATCATGAAAATAGCATTTGCAACAACGGTAACAAGAAATTATTTACCATACTTGAGGGCATTGCTGAACAGCATAAAAATTAATAGCCCTTCGGTCGCAGGCACCCCGTTCATCTGTTTTACCGGAACTAACGATACGGCAGAAATCAAAAAAAAGGAATCTGCCCTGAGTTGGAAAGAAAAGCAACAGCTTAAAGAGCTGTATCCCTCGGTTGAATTTAAGACCGTAGACGTGTCCAAGTATGTAGCTACTTCAAAGTTAACCCCTATTTTCTGGCGAATGGAAGTCTTTAATCTGCGCGGATACGACAAGGTGATATTCATCGATGCGGACATGATCTGCTTAAAGGATATCTCCGGACTTTTGAACATCGAGTGTGATATTGGAACCACAGAGCAAACCAAGGGTTGGAAGGATTGGAATTGGGGATTATTCATTGTTGGCAGGAAGTACCTGAATTCCAAGACTTATAAATGGTTGCTTGATGCGAAACATGATCAGACAAAGCCAGCGGAACCCATGCACCTTTTTACGAAGCTGTTCGGGAAGGAGCTTTACGAGATCCCGCAGAAATACAACAGGATCGTTCCGCAGTTGAGTGTTGCTAAAATGTTTGATAATGAAATGATACATTACATTTACAAGCCTCTCACGAAACTTGAAGGCCATATTAAACCGGAGTATCTGGAGTTATGGAAAAAGTACAGCGTCTAATGGTGCATAAATGAAGCCTGATATCACACTGATATTCTCATCCAGCCCATTTCTTCTTGACCAGTCGGTATTTCCGCCCTTGGGAATTCTATATCTATCAGCGTTTTTGAAACAATTTGACTTAAAAACCCAGTGTCTTGATATGGGACTTGGCCATACACCGGACATGGTGGAATCGGATGTTGTTGGGATTTCGTTTACCTCACCTCAACGGTTAGAGGCGTTTGGGTTGGCAAACAAGTTCAACCACATGGGTAAACAGGTCATTGCCGGGGGTCCTCACGCTACACATAAACCTCAAGAGTGTCTTGGACGTGGCTTTACCCATGTGGTTCGGGGGCAGGGTGAGACAGGGCTGATGTTGTTTTTGTCTCAGATATTGAAAATGAATTTCAACGTACCGCTACAAATAGATATTGACGACATTCCTTTTCCTGACCGGGACGCATTACCAATACGCGATTATCATTATGAAATTGAGGGTATTCCGGCTACGCCTATTATGACCACCCGGGGATGTCCATTCCATTGTGCTTTCTGTGCCAAGATAAATGATGACTTTCAGATTCAGTCTACTGAGCGAACCATTGCAGAGATTGAGCACGTTCACGACAAATACGGATACAAAGCCTTTATGATATTTGACGATGTGTTTATTGCCAGCAAAAAGCGGCTTGGTAGAATAGTTGATCAAATTGGCGGGAAATATCTTTTCAGGTGTTTTGCCAGGAGCAACCTGCTTGACGATAAAGTATGTGAATTACTCAGTAAGCTCGGGGTTGTGGAAGTTGGTATAGGCATTGAAAGTGGATCTAATGATGTGCTTGAAAGAAACATGAAGGGGACTACCCGCAAAATGAATACCCGGGCCGTTGAGAGACTTCACAATCATGGCATTCGTGCGAAAGCGTTTTTAATTGTCGGGCTCCCCGGGGAAACAAATGAAACAGTGGTTGAAACTGCCGATTGGATTGAAGAAGTACGTCCGGATGATATCGACATTTCGATTTTTCAACCAATGCCTGGTTCAAGGATCTTCGCTGATCCTGCCAAGTGGGGAATTAAATTCAACTATAATGGCCAGCCAGGTTGGTATAAGGGTACGCCAGGTCAATACGAAGCAAATATCGAGACAGAGGAACTTAATGCTGAGGAAATTGTTGCGTGGCGAGACATGCTTGAACTTGAATATAAACCGAGAGAACTTTTGAGATGATGATCTGGGTTTGTCCAAAATGTCATTATAAAAATGAAATCGAAGATGACAAACTTGATGATTATTGGTGTGAGAATTGCGGGCGGACAATGGAAAAGGTAACAAGAGTTGAATGGGAAATTAAACCAACCACCTTTATGCCGCCCGATCCGAGGCATATATGTTGACACTATTTGTTGTTCAAAGTAGGGCAGATAAATTGGATTCAGCATTGGTGGTAAAATCATTTGAGGGATTAGCTGATGAAATTCATTTCGTGCCAAACATTCAGAGCATTAACGATAAAGCTAAGAAGAACGAATGGTATGCTGTGATCTACGATGATGAATATATTGATGAGCCGCTTAAAGAAGGGCTGAAGGTATTTATTGAGCAAAGTGAGGTGGATGTGTTGGTATTGGGAAAACAGTCAAAGGATAAATTCTTTAAAGCGCCCAGGTTATTTCGACGCGCTGTTCAATTGGAGGAAGATTCGCTTATTCCTGTCAGGGCCGATTTAATGTTTGAAACCGTATTGAACGGGTGGGTTTATGATAACAATAATTAGGAGGGAAAGATGGTAAGCCGAAGAGGTTTCTTGAAAGTAGCTGGCGGCACAGCAGCCTTGGCAGTTGTTAATCCTTTTAAGGCATTCGCTGGGTTTATTCCTGATGATATCAAAGAGGGTGAAAATGTATTTTCGTTGGGTTTAGGCAATGTTTGTATTGGCAGTGCCATTGCAAATCTTCATGAAAAAGATATTTGTTTAAAGAAAACTGGATTGGCAACGATAAAAATTCGGACCTTTACTGATTTCAATAAACCAATGAATGGTTTCCCAACAGCTAACGATTTTCAAGTTTCTATGTCTTCTGAAATAGTAGCCGAGTGTTTCTTTAAAAAGGAGCCGAATATATTTGGGAGTGTCGGGCGTGTAGAAGTTGTTGTTATGTATCCAGATGGCCACAATTTTATGGCGATAATCTTCCCAAAAGCCCGAATGACAAGAAAGAAGGATATGTTTGTCTTTACATCTATTCCCGTGAAACACGAAACATGGAAAGATATGCCCCTTGGACGATTTTATTGGGATCGAAAATGATAACAATCAAATTTAAAGAAGCGGATTTCCAGCGATACATGAGGGCGCTTACGAAACTTCAGCAGAGTGTAAAGCTGTTTGGCCAGGATGAAATGCAACGGCGGTGCGCGGTGGATTATTTTCAGCTACTTGTGAATAATATTAAAAAAAGGTACTTTCCACGACCTGCATACTCAATACGATATAGAAGCTGGAAGTATGAATATGGCTGGCAAGGCTATCCGTCTCCGTGGCGATTAAGGGGGGACCTGGTAGGCAGTCTGTCTGCGTTTAGGGCGCCTGATGGAAAGAGCTGGATTGGTGGGGTCCCGATAGGGGCAATGGACTCAGGAGGTAAGTCATGGTTTGGAAAGGGTTCAAAAGGGCCGAGCGGTGGTTCAAAATCAATAGCTATGTACGGATCTATTGAAGAGAAAAGAAGGCCGGTGTTTGGACCGACCGCAAGCGAGTATGCTGGGGCAGGCTGGTCGAAGCGTGGGCAGGAAGCGTTAAATAATCTAAGAAAGGCGTGGGCATAAAATGAAATTTATAATTAGAATACATTCATGGGTAACTTGGTTGATCCAGCATCTTCCTAAATATCGGTGTGCAAACGGTAATCACACTTGGCTATGGAGTGGTGCTTCAAAAGCAACAAGGCCAGACCCTCTTTCGTTTTGTAGATGTGGAAAACATCAGTGGTGGGAAGTTGAAAAGAAACACCAAGAGTTAAATAATGCAAGTTCTTAATATAGAACCCAAAGACATCCATGTTACTATTGATCTAAGTATTAGGGAAATCAAAATGCTATTGAAAGCATTAGATAGAGTTAAGATCGATTATGACGGAAAGAAAGAGCCGGACATGATAGAGGCCGCCGGGTTTTTGAAACTGTTTTTTAAGTTTCTATCTGAGGTCGAGGAAGAGATTGGACCACCTAAGCGTAATGCAGCGTAAAGAAGCCTTGGACGATGTGATTTATCGGGCGATTATCCATTTTGAATCGGAGACGGGTGTTTCGGTTTTAGGTGTTAATGTGAGCAGGGTAGACAAAACAGCCTGCACCAGCGTATCAACAGAGGTTAAAGATAGATGGCTTTAGATAATACTGCGAAGGAAAGTAACATACGAGATTCGATAAAAAAGTTCTTTATCGATTCACTCTATACTGCCGAAGGCGTTCAAGTCACATTCGACCGATATCTCAGTACTCCGGATGTCCGTTCAAAATCAGTGGATCGATGGGTGTCCATTAACTTCGGCGGGATGGAACTCAGTGAGTTGTCGTCTCATATGCTCAACATCTATTGCTGTACCCGGGCAGACGGTGAAGGGTTTAAGTTGGCCCAGCTTCGGGACAAAGTTTATAAATATTTAACTGACAATACTCAGACTGATGGTATGGCCCGGATTACTTTTTACCGTAGCCGAGCCGATGGTAATTGGACGGGGATAGGGTATTTTATTGTCCAGGACGTTATTGAAAGCCAGCAATTTGAGGCAGATGATGGCACAAAATACAAAATCTTAACAGCGAGACTCAGGTTTTCATCAAAGGTTTAATATGGATAAGAAGATTTTCGTTACTTGCGAGAAATGTGGAAAGCGTTTAATCGAGCGGTTGCCGAACGGATTATGGCGATTCTGTTTTGGGCGCAATCCTGAAGATCCCGGGAAGCCTCCGGTTGACATTCTTATTCATGGGAACCTTCAAATAAAATGTCTGCGGCGTACTTGCGGGCATGTCAACACTTTAAACTATCTTCCTTTCAAGGAAAATAGAGACGCTGCTTAAAGCCCTTCAATCAGTTCTACTCTGAATCTTACCTCAATCGGTCTATCCGAAAACTCCGACTTATAAATGTAATGTTGTGAATATTGGTTCACAGAAAGGAGTTTTACTATGGCAAGATCAGGTCCCGTAGCGACAGATACGACAACTATTGCGCTTGGATTGGCGCAAATACGAGTTGGTAGTTCGTCTGACAATATTACCAAACCTGGAGCTGAACTGTCTTCCAGTGATTCGATTGGAGCCTTGGCGAATACTAAGTTCACCGGGAATACCGATTGGTACAAACTGGAATCAGGCTTTCCTCTAATTGAGGATTATACCACGCCTATCAGGGAAGGAGCTATGCTGGAGTGTGCGTTTAAGGAGATCACTCCGGAGCACATGGCTCTGGCTCATGGTGATGACATCAGTGGAGGTGGATATGATGTCCATTCTGGTGAGGTTACGTTAGGTAGCCGATCTGCTCCCGATTACGTGCGGATGGAAGCGGTATACACTTATCCTGACCAGTCAAGCACTATGATCATTATCTTCCCGAGGGCGCAGGTGTCAGCGAACGTGGAGATGGATTTGCAGTCTGAGACTGCTGCTGCTGTTCCGATTACATTTGAGTCCAAGAATGCGTCAAGTGACGTTACGGACGGCGATGCAATTTGGGATGACAAAGCCCTTGGTCATATCCTTTGGGCATAAACCTTTAAAATAATTGTGGTGGGCGTTGTGCTCATCACAAAATAAGGAGAATTATCATGTCGGAGAATGAACAGAAAAAGATTAATCCGCAAATCACGGAGATCGAGATCGGTATCCGTGAAATGCGGAAGATTAAAATTTATCCCTTGTCTATGTCGGATCAGTTAAAGCTGACTGGTTTAATGTCCACGGCAGTTGCGGCGCAGTTTGCCAAAGAAGAAGGCGGGGATATGGCACTGGTGGCGTTTATTGTGGAATTAGTGAAGGAAAACCTTGGACGTATCCTAACTATGGTAACGGGAGAGGATGACAAGCTCTTAGAAGAGGTCTCCAACCTTCAGGCGGCTGCAATATCCGAAGTGGTTTATGAGATGAATTACGGCATTGTAGTAAAAAACTTCAAGAGCCTCTTCGAGAAAGTGATGACGCTGTTTCCATCGGAGAGGCCGTTACCGCAGTTTGCGAGCGATACGGATACCGAATTGACGACTTCTACAGAAAATCCTTCAGAGACGGAGGAGTTACCTTTGGACAGTTGATTGTGCTGTTCGAGCATTCGGAAAAGAGGTTCGGGGATAGGCTGAAGTTTGAGGCACAGATTCATGGAGTTAATATTGAAGAGAAAACTGCCCCGGCAGGACAAGCTAAAAAGCCAAAGGGTGGATTTATGTTCGGAGATCCGGAAGCGTACAAGGATATGCCAAAGGCTGAAAAAGAGCGAATAACGCAGCAAATGATGAACCGGCACAGGATTTGGGCTCAGGAGAGTAAACCCATGGGCGGGAAAACGAGGGTAAGATAAATGGCTGATAAAACATTGACACTTGGAACGTTGTTTTCGGCAGATGCTAAAGATTTGTTGGCGGTTTTGAAAAGGGTCAAGACCCAAATAAATATGATTGCGACTGCGGCAAAACAGTTGCAAACCTCTATGGGTGCGATGAATAATGCGGTCAAAACTGGCGCATCAGGAATGTCCGGTTATGCTTTAGCAACTAAGTCTACAGTGGCATCCATAAAGGGTGCTGTTGGGGAATCCTCAAAGTTTAAGCAAGCCCTTAGTCAATTGAATTCAGTGGCAGCTAAAACAAAAACTGGATTCGATGCGGCTCACTCCACATTAATGAAGGTTGAAAAAGCCATTCATGCTACTGGCCAAAGAATGACAGCAGCAGGAAAAAATGGCCAAGGTTTTGTTAATACTGCAAATCGTATGGCATTGGTTAACCAAACGCTTACCGGAAAACTCAAAGCAACTTCTGCAGGATTTCAGCAGGTTGGCACACAAACAGTAAAAGCCTCCACCGCAACTAAAAAAGCCACAGAGCAATACGCTGGCTTTACTAAACAAATATCTCGGGTTCATGGTGGCCTTGAGCGCGTCAAAGCGGCGTTCAAGGTTACAGCGTCCTACGGTATTGCAGCCACAGCGATTTATGCGGTTGTAACCGCTTTTAAAACGGGCGTCCAAGCTATGATTGATTATGATCAGGGGTTGAAGAATCTCCAAGCCATTACTGGGGCAACGGATGCTGAAGTGATGGCCATGGGAGAGACCATTAAGACCGTTGCGAGAGATACTAAATTTTCAACATCTGAAGTAGCAGAAGGAATGACGTTATTGGGCCAGGCCGGTTTTGACGCTGGTGAGTCTATGGCCGCCATGCACGATACCGCAATGTTGGCCACCGGAACCTTGTCTGACATGAAACTCACAACCGACCTTGTAACTACTACAGTTAGGGCGTTTGGATTGCAAGCCACTGATTCTGGGCGCGTTGTAGATGTTATGGCGAATGCTATCAATAAATCAAAACTCACCATTGATAAACTAAGAATTGCATTTAATTATATTGGTGCCACTGCCGCGCAAGCTGGACTAAGTATTGAGCAGGTTGCCGCAACCGCCATGAATTTTGCTAATAGTGGTCTTAGAGCCTCCACAATTGGAACAGGGTTCAGGCAAGTCCTAAGTAAACTTTTAAAGCCAAGTGAGAGATTGAGTAATGCGTTAGCAGCGGTGGGGTTAAACCTGGATGATGTGAACCCTAAGATGGTTGGGTGGCAGGGGTCGCTTAATGCTCTTACAAATATCCTTTATGATTCAGAGACCAAAACAGTGGATATGGCCAAGGCGTTTAGTCTATTTGGTTTACGTGGTGCTCAGGCAGCGGCAGTCATTGTCTCATCCTTTGTTTCCGGGAAGTATCAAGATGCGTTGAATAAGGTTTATGAACTTGGAACTGCTGAGGAAATGGCAGCAAAACAAGCTGAAGGGCTTGGTATTAAAATCAAGAACTTGGTTGATAGGGCTAAGAATGTCGCTGTTGCTTTTGGTGAGGCTGGGGCCGCTAATGCATTAAAACTCTTTATTGATGGTTTAGGGGGGGTTGTGGTTGGAATTGAAACCTTTGCGGGGGCAATTGCAGG